GGGTAATACAGTAAAATTAAGTTGTGCAGTACCGAATGCCTCAGCCGAAACCACGCTAGTTGCTATTATCGGGCCAGCTACGACAGGTGTTCCAAAGGCTTCTAGTGAGGCAATTCCGTGGGAGCCCCATTCTTCAAACATATAATCGCTGGATGTATAAACCGTCCAAGAGCTTCCACTATCACCGCTGGTTACTGCACTCCCACCCGCATAGGAAGGGCTACTATTATCAGCCCTCCACCCAACAAGATTACTAACATTACCACCAATTGCCTTGGTTACAATGGCATATTGTGTGCTTGCGGTTAAATTAGAAGTAGATGTAAATACTATCTCTCGCCATTCACCAGCAGTATTAGTTGTTAGTGTGTCTCCATCGGTAGTTCCCACACACAAGTCAGCACCAGTGGGTTTACCAGCGGCAGTGGCTTTGATGCTAACAGTCAATGTGCCTGGAGAACCGACACGGTATAGTTTTAGTTTAACACTCGCAGTTGTATGATTCGCAGATGGTGTAGAGGTCTGACTTATCCAATTTGCACCATAGATACCAGTCGCAGCGTCATCCCCAGTAATATAGTATTCGTAAAGAGTTGGTCCAAGAAGAAGTGTAAAGTTTAGTTGGGCTGTCCCAAAGGCTTCTGTCGATGCAATCGCTGACGGGAATACAGTGAAGTTTAGTTGTGCAGTACCGAATGCCTCAGCCGAAACCACGCTAGTTGCTATTATCGGGCCAGCTACGACAGGTGTTCCAAAGGCTTCTAGTGAGGCTATAGCATCGGGTTCAAGGGTTTGTGGTAGAACATACTCAATATGCAGCACAGCTGCCTTACCTGCATCAACATCATAAGCAACAACAGCTCTATAGGCACCTCCATCTGAATTACCATCAAAATCTTCCCAGAAAATAACCATCGCCTGCCCACTTGCCCAATTAGCACGGTTGACAAGCTCCTGAACAATGGTCTTAATTTCAGGGCTATTGTATTCAGTGTCAAGTACCATCGCCCCAATAGCGTTCCAAGAAACATTCGCAGTTGTATAGCTCCTACCATCAAAGTCTGCTTCATCTACAAATACATTTGCATCATCATCAGCAGGAAGCTCACCGTGGATTATCGAGTTGCATACTGTCCCTGACAGGTTGTCCCTTCCTGTTAACACTAGATAAGCAGAACTGATGGTTTCATCCTTATCAAGAACAACCCCAGGAAATCGAAAACCACTACCCATTAAATCGTTAGTCCCGCCAGCATCACCAGCGTATACTGCATTACTAGTAAGGTCAAAGGATGGTGATGTCCCTCCTTTTCTGCGAAAGCAATCGTCTTCACTTTGCCCAACTTGCGGTTCTATCGTTGGGTCAATCCGAATAGGGTATTCTTTGTTGGCAAGGTCGGCAGCATTTATAGTTTCCGTTAAAATGCCATCTTTGATCGTAGATTGAACCAGCATGCTCCTGACGCCAGCATCACTAGCCTTGATTCGTAGTGACGGATTACCAGTAATTTTATACTTGGCTTCCCTTGGGGCTTTATTAGATTTGAGGATGCGGGTAAAACTAACTCGACTATTACTCGCTACAATCTCAAGGTCAGTACCAAACGCTTTTGCTAATCCTTTTGAGTGTTCCCAAGCCTGTGCAGGGATAGGGATACCACCAATCTCCAGTAGTTCAATGGTAGACACGTCGCCTGTCTTCTTATCCTTGACGGTAATTCTATTGCCTTCAAGTGTCAGCTCATAAGGAGCCTTGGTGATGCGATTGCCTTCCCAGGTAAGGTCAATGTCTTTCCATTGCTCGGCTTCATCAGCGTAGTTATCCTTATAATGGATAGTATCAATGTGAATATCAAGACCTCTCTTATTGCCACCAAGGTCAAAGGTCTTTGAGTTCTCTTTGCGCTGCGCTATTAACTCTTGCACTTAATCCCCTATAAAGAGGGGGTAACTAACAGCCACCCCCATCTTAATTCACGCCACAGCCCACTTTATTTTTTGCCCAGGACTTGTCTCAGGGAATCTTTCTGGGTTTCGTTCATATTATCAACTGTCTGCTCGGTGCGCTTTAGCTGAATAGCCCCTGCTATCTCCAGTTTTGTTGCTTTCAGGGCTGCTATTTTGTTCGCAATGCTCCTCTTCTCTGCGTGAAGCTGCTCCAGTGTCATGCTTTCAAAATCATTTGCCATTGCCGTTACCTCCCTTTGGTTCGTGTTGAATTAACCCGGGTGTACCAACCGCCTCACTACTCGGTATTCCTACCGCCCTCGGTCCGGTGATGTACTTCCTCAATTTGGGATCGTGCTGGGCATCCTTGAAAGCCTCCGATAGAATATCGGAATTACTCGTTAGCCCTAAAGGAAAACCAAGACGCATCAAAAGCGCTTGATCGGCGATTATCCCAGGTGCCTTGGCGGTTTCCTCGACCTTTCTGGCTACGGTTGTCATTGCTTTCGCTACCTCTAGGGCAGCCTCCCAGGGAATCAATAGGGTCTTGTCATCCTGTTGAACGACAACGTGAAAGCCATCATTTCCGATTCGGACTGCTCCTGCCTTTGGGATTATGAATTCTGCCATGTTAACCTCCTTTTTTCTCCATTATACTACAATTTCAGGATTTTGTTCGCCCCAGCATCCCATTGAACGGTGATGTCGCCACCATTGGGCGTGCAGGGTAGGCCAGTTGCCGTGTCAATACAGGCGATTAACCAGCTCGTAGCATCTGTACCGCTGTCCATGTAGATAACGATGTACTCGAATTGGTCACCTGAAACTGTGGCTAGTGTCTCATCATCCGCATCGGCAACGCCAAGCGTTGAAGATTTACCACCAAGGAAAGTGCCGCCTGTAGCCACGATACCGGCATCCGTGAGGTCAACCTGATCTTCATCAACGTCTATGTTCAGTGTGTAGTCTGCTGAATCCATGAAGCTGATTTCGATGTCATCGGCTGTCCAGTCGATGTCTCCATCCAGAAAGTGCCCCCTCCCTTTACCGTAAAGTGCATTAGCCATTTTAGACCTCCTTGTATTTATTTCTAAGCATATCTATTGCGATAAGCGATATTGACATTTCCCGTAAAATCGTAGACCTCTATTGTGTTCGCTACACCTGGAGATAGAACTGGGAATACTCCAGAAACCGTTGCCATAGATGCTGCGCCATCTAAATCTACATACCATAAAGAAGAATCAATTGTGAGTTTAGCTCCGATAGTTATTGCCCCAGTCCATTGGAGCTGCATACTGAGCGTGTCGTTGTTAACTTTGATCACCGCAGCACCATCATTAACGGATGATGTAAGTACAAAGACCGGCTCAATCAAAGCGGTCCCGCCCGGCGTCTCGGTTATCGTCTCGGGCTCTTCGTCGTCAGTGTAATCGTTGGAAACCGCATCGTTATCGTAGGCGTAGGGGTCTAAGCATAGGAAATCCAAAACCCCTTCAAACTTGATCCCCTTGTACTGCCCGGACAAACTCTTAAACCTTGCCCACCAATAGCGGTCGTCAAGCGAATCCAAAATAAGGCGTTCATCAACCGCGGTATTCAAAAGTCGTTTGATAGTATCCATGTTAGTTTTCAAGGTCGTCACGCTAGCAGCAGTTACCACTATGTTAAGCGATATTGGTTTAGCTGGAATCATGCTGTCAGTAGCAAAGGATTCCCAATGAAGCGAGGTGTAATCAATATCATGCTGCATGGGTATATCGCGGTCTTTCACAACGAGCCCATAATCATCAAAATCATAACCCCTGTAAGTAAAGCTATTGCTCATCTCATCCTCAATTGCTGCATCCGGTACTGTTCCCTTGATATTTGGCGTGTCATTTCCTGAATATCTCGGTCGTTTCGTACTACTGGATTATAGATGTTGACGGTATTTCCTCCGCCCTGGCCGATATACTCTCCAGCATGGACAGTGGCAAGCATAGGTGTCCCGGGGATTCCGGGGATTACGCCCTCGAAGCCCTGGAAACTGGGCATCTTGAAACCTTTAGACGTTCCACCAAATAGCGAAGTTACACCGCTTAATAGAGATGTAATTCCCGAACCGAGGATTTTAGCCACAAAGCCAAGAACCCTACCTAAAATATCCAACACAGGCGTCAAGAGCCCCAGGAGTTTGCCGAATATAAATAAGATCGGCTCGAGGATAGGCAGAATGGCGACCAAAATGCCAAGCATCGGGTTTAGGGCAGCATTGACAAACTTAATCAGGATATCTAGCGGGATAGCTTTCATTAAATTAAGAAACAGCTTAACCAAAGGTGGTAGCAAGTCACCTATCATTTTGGCTATCTCTTTAATCGGTAACGCCTCAATTAGTTCCTCAAAGGCTACTATCAGTGGCTCCAATAGTGGCATCAAGGCGTTGCCTATTGTTACAGCAACACCCTGGAGCTTTTCCTGGAGCTTTTCAAATTTCCTTGAGGTACTATTTTCCATTACCTCAAAGGCTTTCTGCGAAGCTCCGGCGGCATCCTTCATCGCCCCGAGGTCTTTAGTGAACATATCGGCATTTTCACCTGTGAGAGCCAAAACTGCTTGTCCTGCCTCTACGGAGCCAAACATCTTCATTAGCATTTCGTTATTATCGTCTGTGGCATCTCTTAGGGTATTTAACGTCTCGGCTAACCCTAAATCCGCAAGCATAGCCTGCCCTGATTCATAGCCTAAGTCGCTAATAATGTTATTCATGTCAGCCGTAGGCTTCTGCAACGCTACCATCGCTTGTCTGAGCTGAGTCGTGGCTTGTGTTGTTGGGATACCCTGTTTGGTCATAGTAGCCAATGCAGCCGACACCTCCTCAAATGCAACTCCTGAAGCGGCTGCTATAGGAGCCACATTAAAGAGACTAGCCGAAAGTTCCTCGAAGGTGGTTTTGCCTCCCTTGACAGTGGTAAACATCAGGTCTGCCACTTTCTCGGCGTCCGCCATCGGTAGCTTAAAGGCATTGATTACAGTGGTGAGCCCATCTACCGCTGTCTCGGTATCTGTTACACCGCCTATGGCCGCCTTTGTAGCGATTGTAAGGAATTCAATAGCGTTCTCCTTCGGGACGCCAGCAGAAATAGCTTGATAAAGAGCGTTGGCGGATTCTACCGCATCAACCCCCATGTCTTTTGCCAGCCCCAGCACCTCATCGGAGAAAGCCTTAAATTCGGTTTCGGATAGGTTCATCATGGTATTAACTTCAGCCATACCCGACTCAAAATCAGCGGCCATCTTGATTGCCGCTGTACCGCCAGCGATGATAGCACCAAATCCAATAGCAGCACCGATACCAACCTTCTTTAAGCCACTTTGCCAGCCGCCCATCTTTTTGTTCACGCCTTGGAGTGACTTTTCAAGCTTGGATGTGTCGCCTGAGATGTGCAGCACCGCATCGCCAACACTAATTGCCATGCTTCACCTTAATTCCCGCTTCTCTAAATAACTGATCTTCTGGGACAACACGGCTAGAGGAACGGCCTTTCATTGCTTCCGCTTCCCTTTCTTTACGTTCCACTAATTTCTCTACCATTATTTCAAACATCTCACCCGTCCAGTTTGCCAGAATGTAATCTGGCGTAACGTGCCACTCGGCCAGTAAAGCTTCAAAGTTGGCTCCTATAGAATAGACTTTTGTAGACTCGCCATGCTCATTATCGCTAGGCCGAAAAAAGGCGCTTCAAGAGCAAAAACCTCCTCACAGGCAACTATAAATTCCTTTGAAGTTGCCGAGCTTTCGATTTCCTCTCTATCAAGTTTTGTGTACTCGAAAAACAAGTCGGCAATCTTCTCTGGCTTTTCCAGCATGATATTGCCCATCGCCTTCAAATACTCCTCGGCATTATCGGAACTAAGCGCGGCCAATGGAGCAATATCATTGTAAAGCTCAATATACTTCCGCCTCCAGGGGATCGCCTCTTTCATAGTCAGTGGCTTGATTTCATAGACCTTGCCACCCAGGGTCACCTTGACTGTCTCTGAGGTGATTTTTTGCTCCTCTGTTCTTTCCATGTTTCTCCTTTACGCTGTATTATCGACTATTTGAACGGCATCATTCGTGCCCTTCAATGCCTGGAAGGTAACGGGAACTATGGTCTTTTCGCCCTTCTTGTAAGGCATTCCAACCGCACCTGTGGCTGTTGCTAACGGGATAAGTATTTCCCGGATATAGCCAGCCGGGTTGAGCCCCGCTATCTTCAAGTTCATGGTCTTATTGACTCCACCGCCCAGTCTGAGGATATTCCCCGATAACACCGCGCCAGCCATAGCCTTGTCGATGTTATAGAGAGAGCTTTCAGCCATATTACAGGTGACGGCTGTAGCCTCTTTTGTAATCACCCGATCAATGGCGAATGTCTCCTCTTCAACCTCGATGTCGGCTGTGTCAGCGGTATACTCAATCGTTACGCCATCCTCGGTATAGCCTACATCAGTGAAAGGTGAGCTCAAAGACATGGCCGGGGCAGTTCCGCCAGGCTCTACCGTATAAAGAGTTCCCTGAAGTCTCACGGAATCGACACGGACAAATCGAGCAGGGGTAGCTTCCCAAAGCTCAAAACGTACCCTGACACATATCCAATCGTCTGCGCTACCAGCAGCACCACCAACGGTCAACGGGCCGATTATACCTCTGATAGTGCTAATCAGGGCTGTTCCTAAGCCCCAGTCATCCATGCGAGTGCCAATCTCATTAGCTCCATAGTATCCGACTGCGGCATCAGTATTTAGGTCCCAAGCGGTCCAGATACCGTCTGCCGTATCACCCTGGAATGGAACTGCAGTAATGTCAACATGGCCATCGCTATTCGGGTCTTCAAACCTAAACTCGATTTGCAGGAAGTTACCGACAACCCCGGCGGCACCGTCACAGTACCAGAAATCGTAGCTGTCAGCACCACCTATGCCGGTATTGAAAGTTCCTAGCGTGACACTGGTCGGCGGGACGATCTCAAGGTGTGTGCTACCATTATCACCCGAGCCGGACTTCGTGAGCTTTACCGAATAAGTCCCGGTATACGGATTGACGCTTGACCACTCTGCTATAGCATCATTTGGCTGCCTGATACCTAGTGTTGCTACTCCTGTTAATACATTTGCTATTGTTCCCATAACTTACCTCCTTGAATTTGCTAGATGTGCGTCTCTACGCGCCCTAATTTCAGCCAGAGAGTTCGACTCCCCCCTGGATACAGGTTTTGTTGGCAATGCCCTAATTTCGGGCACTGATGCCCGCACAGGGGCTTCTAGTGTTTCCGCTGGCTTGTCTTCTTTTGATTCCTTCATCCTGTCGGGAATAGGCATCAAATCATCCGGGTTTCCAAATTGATCTACCAACTCCTCGGATACGATTTCACTTTTTGGTTGTTTTGCCATATTTCACCTCACTTTACCTTAGCATTATCTCGAAGAACGTCAATACACGGAAATAGTTTTGAATATCCTGGTCGACTAAATCTTGACCTTGTACCTCTTCAATGGCGCTCAGGATATAATAATCCGTTGCGCCTATCGTCACCTTAGTATTCTGAATCCCCTGGAGGGCATCATACAATGCGCGGTAGACTTCCCTTGCTCCTAGTGAAGTGGAAGCCCAACAATCGAATTGAACACTCGGTGTCGGCATACCTGGAATATAGGGGGTCGATGTGCCGCCCCTAGTGAAGAAGCCAATAGCCGGCAAGGTTGCGTTTTCAGGTAACCGCGGGCAATAGATTCTATCCACAACTAAGGCGATTAAGCCCGTGTCAGCGGCCAGGTGCGCCCTTATGATGCTATTGGTGTCTATCATCCTAAGTGCTCCTTCATGCGTTTGGGAAAGTTGGGAACGTGCCTGTCGGCAGCGGGCTTGATATAAGGCCGAGCAGCCATGTTTCTGGTACCGGTCTCCAGGAAACCGCCATAACCAGAAGTCGAATAGATAGCACCTTCTAATTTCCTATCATCCACAACTTTTTCTGGTACGGCATCTCTGCCTTTTTTAATCTCCCCCATTCCTGATACTTCACCTACCATTGAGCGCCGATTGTGTCCAGTTAGGTAAGGCGAAGGTGGCTTTATGGAATCAGACCAAATGGCAACCACAGTATCTCGCATGGCCAGCCGAGCAGCCTTCAGGGCTTTATCCGCAGCCTCTTCGGTTTTGGAATTGAAGTCTATCTTCACGTTAAGTTTCATCTGACTATCCTCAAATAACACTCTTTGTGATGACTGTCTGATCCGTTCTGGATGTCGTTCACTAACAATATTTCGTATTCTACCCATGCATCTACCGTTCCCCAGTAGACCTTGACTCTATCCTGTTCGCTTAGAACCACATCTCCAAGAAATAGCTTATAATCAGCAACGACAACCTCGGCACCAACAACAACCTCTTTGCCTTTGGCTGATACTATTCGGCAGGCTATATCCGACAAGGCGGCAACAGCATCCCAGGTCGCACCGACAGTTAGTTGTCCGTAGGCATCGGCTGCCCCCGTTGTATAGCGATATACGGTACAGTCGTTAATTAGTAAACTGGTATAGCTCACTCGCTCTCCTCTATTGGGTATTCCCCTACAGTTTCTAAGTCCATTGATGCCCAGTCAACCACCGGGCCCGAGCCAAGAGCGAACTCTTCTCTGTATTTCTTGGCTAGAGCTATCTTATTTTCTGAATTCTTCTGAGTGTAAGCATAGTCTCCTATCTTTTCAGATGTTAGGCCACTGGTAAGTGAGGCCGCCCATGATTCCAGGGCATAAGAGGCAGCTAGTAATAGAGCATCATCGGCTAAATCAAGGAACGCCTGAATCTGAACATCGGTAAACTGACCAGAATCCGTATCGGCGATGAGTAATCGTACTATCTCAATATCTGTCATAATTTACTCCTTATGTTGCCCAAGGCCATGTAGCCAGGTGCCCCAACTCGTTAGTTATTGGAACATGCCTCGCAATGGTAATACTGATAACGCAGTTGTCGACATTGGTAGTCTCTGTCTTTATCCTAGCCCATAGCTTAGAGTTAGTAGGACATTCCCTGCCTTGTAGAAATAAGTCAAGCATCGGTGCCTTTAGAGGAAAGGCGAAAGCTGGCCATCGCTGCTCGCCGACAGTCTGAGACGTCACAGGGTCGTCACCGTCTACTGTGCTATACCCGAACTGAATCATATATGTCGCAACTGCATCTACATTCTCGACCATCACGCCTACAGGCTGATATTCAAAACCGATAGTATTTATCGGCACAACCTCAGTCCAGTCCCCCCATGTATCGGCTGCAGCGTCTGAGTTGATCGATATTACCTCGCTTGGCTCTCGTGGGTAAATACGGATGCGGTTACATGTTTCATGCTCGACTATTGATAGGTCATATAAAATGTCACCAATCCAAGCTATGATAGCAGCAATATCAGTCGGTAGATTAGCCGCGGCAAGCTCATCCAGGTATCCAGCGCGCGCTGCTGTGTAGTTAGCCAGCGCTGTAGCCATAGCATCAGTCCATGTGGCTTGAAGGGTAGCATCGTCTGTACCCCTCTCGGCTGTATAACTTGCAGCCAACAGCGCACCATCAGTTCCCCTCATGGCATCGCCGTCTAACCCTGCAACTTCGGCTTGTATGCCTATGCAAACCGTATAGATATAGCCTAAATAAAGATAAGCTGCATCAAAATCAACATCTGCTGGATTATGTATTCCTTCTCCGCCCATTACGGTCTACTCCCCTCAATAATAGCGATATTACATTTCTGGCCTTCGGAGATAGCATAAACTGTCCCCTCCCATAGATTGTTAGTGCCGATATGATATGATCCACCATTAGGATTTAACCTGATTTCTGAGCCGACAACTGCATCCTCCCCTCTTGCAAGGTAAATTACACAGTCGCTATCATTAGTGAAATCTGCATCGGCTCTACGCCCTGGAGTAGCAGCAGCCAAAATTAACATACTGATCGCACCAATCGCAATACCAGATATCTCCGAGCTTTCTATAGGCCATATTCTAGGATCAGGCATCTACCTTATCTCCGTCTGCTAACTCATCATAAGTTGTGAAATAAGCAGCCCATTTGTCGCCACCAATACGTTCACAGGTCGAAAGGGTACACTTATTTCCCGATCTATCAGAACAATTTACCTCTTTACAATATTTAGAGTTATACGGCTCTCTATCTTGCGCCATGATTCACCTACTTATGCGTTACAGTCAAACTACCCGCCCAATCAGTAGCATCCAGGAAAATACCGGTTGCCATCTCGCAGTCATAGTTTAGAGTTATTGGTTGGCATGACACCTGGACAGCGGAGCGAAATGTTAGCGTCCCTCTAAGCGTACCTGTAGCATCAATGCCATCATATATCGCAACATCGCCAACTGTAGTCGTGCCATTGAGCGTAATGTTGTGCATGACACAAGCCCCAGTCTGGATTATTGCATCCGTCCCCGTAAAGTTCGTTGGGACCCAAGGGAAGTCAATCGCTGAATTTCCCATATTTACCTCCATAGTCCTGCCGGGGCAAAGGGGAAAGGAGAAACCCCTCTACCCCGACAAGCAAATTTAACTTACCAGCCGTTGACTAAACCTCCACCATAGGTTGCTCTCCAATCGAGCTCGACAATGCCGAAACAATGGCGAACACGATAGAAGATGTTGTCGGTTGCGAAGTCTCCGGACATTGGCGTTATTGCTCCACCACCAACGGTCACCTTGTCGCTGGCCTTCATGCAAATCTCTGGCCGTTCATGGCCCCTCAGATAACCAGCCTCGAGGGCTGCTATATCGTTGGGATCAGAGAACAGATACCAAGCGGTATTGCCATTACTTGCATCAGCAACCGGTAACCAGGGCTCTACGATTAACTCTAGCCCCATTTGCGAGACTACGTTAGTTGTTGGATATGGCGTAGGAGCAACGGGAAGAGCATCGTCTGACAGCCACATTTTAGTTGCCGAGGTCAGGATTTGGCGAGCTGTCATTTCAAGCGCGGGCGGGACAACGAGGTATTTTGCCCTGTTGTATATCGGGCTTCCACCTGCATCTCTCCATCCAGCCATAGCTTCCAGAGCTGCTTCCAGGTTAGCAATGGTCAGCAAGGCTACAGAACCGTTGACCTGGTTAGCCGTGGCATTGTCGTACAGGTTTCCGGCACCATGAGTACCAATGTCATCAGCGTATTGGTTTATAACGGCATACTGCTCTGTCCTGAGTGCAGCCTTAGCGAACCGCATCGGGGTATCCTTTAGGGCATCCAGATCATCATTGACCATGGCTTCCCAGGATATGTCGAATTGGCGGCCGTACTTGTAGACGTACAGGGTATATTGGGCTTCATCCCTGGCGCTGGCCAGATACTCGCCCTTTTCAGCCACTTGGTCTAGGCGCTGGTCGCCGCCGGTTATGGCGAACCTATATCCGCCAATCTGCGGGAAAAGCCTCGGGACCGTAGATGTTCTGACGTATTTCTTCCAGGTCGATTCAGTGGCCTTATATTGGGCCAGTACCTGCCTATCCAGTACGTCACCGAACAGGTAAGGGAAGTCGGATGTAGTGATTGCTTCCCGGAGTAGGTATTCGTGCTTGTGAGCTGGAAGGCCACGGGCGTTACTGAGCAGGTCAATCGTCTCCTTCAATTTCTGCTCATAACCCTCGCCTCTGCCAACATCGTTAATGTTGACATATCCATTCCAGTCCTCCATTAACTTCATAAGTTCCATAATTGAAACCTCCTAGTTTATTTTGGTATCACCTCAACCACCTCCGCCTGACTGATGCGTGTGACAAACTCAACCTCCATCCTTCCAAATCCCTGGGCTGCACCTACGGCAGTTGAGAGTCTTTGCCATTCTGCATCTTCCAAAAGAATCTCATCGCTTTCACAAGCTAGTATCTTCTGACCAAGCACATTAGCTTTCAGCAACTCAACGCCGTTTAATTTAAGCTGGGGTATAAAGAGGATATTTATTACGGAGTCTTTCATGTTAAAGGGGTATTCTGCCTCTATCTCCCCCCCCAGGTTAAGCCTATCCGGAGATTTCACTGTCACTGTGTAGTCCTTTAGATTGATTTTACGCATTTTGCCTTACTTCTTTTCACTCCTTTTTTATTGTTTACCTGTATTCTTTAGCTCTCGTCATCGTAAAGCCGAATCCAGTGAACAGTGCCAGCGATATCGACATACGGTATCCCACCAGTTTTCGTGCTTTCCGTAGTGGCGTCAGCGATAAAGCCCACAGCACCCACACCATTCGCATAGTACATGGCGTCTACCGTCTGGATATGGCTCAGTCTAAAGTTGTATAAAGAAGCTGGGGCGCCAGCTAACTGGAATTGAATCTGAATACCGTAAAGGGTTGCTGCCGCTTGAGCCGCACCTGAGTAGATGCCTACATCGAGCGGGGTGATGATTTCGCCAGCTATAGTAGCATCGGCATCCAGGGCTAACCAAAGACCTAAGCCATAGACAGCACCGGTGTTCGTGCCAAGGATAGTACCATCAAGATAACCACATAGCCCTTCAGACTCGCCATCAGTTTGCCTTGCGAAGAATGACCAACCCATTGAGCCATCTGCTACTGCTCTGTTTAGCATTGCAGATACAAGATCGAAAGACCCTTGGTTGTGAAGCTTGACAGCAATGACACCCTCGGCTGCATCGGCTATTGTGCCAAGTGCAAACCCAAATGGGACTTGCGTTGCTTTGTCACGCCTTTTACTAATACCACAAGCACCTACACCGGCAGTAATCGCACCAGTTGTTACACGGTTAATGAAGAGGGCATCGCCTGGAGTGACCGCACCTGTTTGGTCTGTGGCCCACACATCATCAGTATCGGCATAGACTGTCATGTTCCAAATTCCCTCAGTATCTATGGCGATGTAGTCAGTTGCAGCAGTAGCAGTTGCAAAGGCAACACCTACAATGTAGCCGGTTGTAGTCTGTACGACTACGGGATCACCCTTCTGAACGTAACCATCTGAATCGTAAGGGTGAAATAGTTCACTCTCTAACATAGTAATATGTCTACCTTCATAAGTAGACGAGACTTCAGTACCGGCATCTAATCCGGCGGTGTATCTTCCAGCAGTTGTCGGCATTTTACTTACCTCCCTTTGGTTCGTTATCGGTTGTTTTCTTATCCTTGGAGGGCACTTCTTTGATGCCTCCCTTTTGTGGGTAGTAAATTATTTCTCCCATTGTTTAGCCTCCTGTGTATTTTACTTAGCGCCCTTCAGCGGCGGTTTTGGCCTCTTCTTCTGATAGGCCGAGTTTCTCGAAGCTCTCTTTCAGGGCTTCGTTGTCTTTTGCGGGATCGGGTTTACTTCCACCCATCCCTTTGACCTTGCCGGCCTCGGCGAGTTTGCCGATATAATCGACCTCGGACTGTATCGCCTCTGCAATACCGTCAGCGGTTTCGGCATCCTTGTACCTCTCAATTAGTCGCTCTTTGGCAGCATCGGGTAGCTCGGCCTTGTCTACAGCCTCCTTAATGGTGGCTTGTGCTTCGGCTGTTGCTTTGTCCTTTTCTGCCTTCTCTGCGGCTTCCTTGAGGGCATCGCGCTCTGTGGTCAGTGTTGCGACCGTACCTTCTAGCTCTGTGATTTTCTCTTCGTTTTCCATAGCCTTCTTTACCTCCTTGGTGATTTCTGCCCGAACTTTAGCCTCAACAGCTTTGATTAAGTCAGGGCGCTTCTCCCTTAAGGTTGCTAGTTCAACTAAGTCAATATCGTGACCTCTATCCGATTCATAGAATGTGACAATCCCGCCGGCTCCGGGCTCGGTTACAAAATCTACCGACCTGGCAGCCACGAGTTTCTCGATTACTAGGGTTTCCTTGCCATCGATGGTGTCCTTAGAAGCGCTCCCAACTGCATTGATAGAGATGCCCATTTCTGAAAGCATCTGCTTATCTCGCAGGGAAGCCAACTTTGTCATCAACCATGGCTCTAGAATCTCGGCAATACCAGAAACTACACCGGACTCATCACAAGTGACTTCGGATAATGTAGCAACCCAATCCTTTATCGACCGTTCGGGGCGGGCTTGATCTTCTTCCTCAGTAGGATGGTCAGCATACATTTTCTGACCTTCGAATATCTTATAATCACGCTTTAACATTTCTGCGGGGTAGTACCGGTCCTCAGTGGCGTTAAAGCCAGGCTTGATAACGATTACAGTAGCGCGGCCTTTATCAAACTTCGCCTCGGTAAGCGGAGTAAAGCTCTGCAATAGCTCCCGGGTTTCAACTTCCTTAATCCACGCAGGTATATCAGCCTCTTCAACACCTAATTTGCGATATTCAGCTCTTATCTTGCGCTTGACAGCAGCCAAATCAGCAGCGGGTATAGCGGTGCGAATACCAGAAAGCCCACCTTTACTGAGAGAGGCAGAGGCAAGTCTAAGTTGATTCTTAGTAACCTTTTTCTCAGCGTCTTCCCACATTCGAAGTTTCCAGCCCGAGGCTTCCGCAGCATCAGGCACATAGGCAAAGGCAGAGGCAGGATAGTTAACCCCGTCTTCAACCTTAGAAACCGCCTGCTCTTTCAGCCAAACTAGGGTTTTATCGGCTTCATTTATAGCCTCTACGGTTTTCTCATCATTGAATTCGTCAGACGAAAGTAGCTCCTGGCATAGCTCAACTATCTTCTTGATCCGTTTTGAGTCCAGAGAGGCATTACGTCTGCCCGCTTCCTGGATGATCTCAGAGTATTTTTCTCGGAGAGCTTCCATTGCCTTGTAAACAACTTGACGGGTAACCTTTTTGGAATCACCTATTGTGATTACGTTATCTCCAGTAATAGAATATGCGGCTTTATAGGCTTGGCGGTTGTAGTTATAAAATACCTCGGTTTCAGTCATATCTTCAATAAATAGGTATTCATCTTTTGTTAGACCAAGACGATTATGAAGCGCAACATCAAGCAAAGAGCGCCTGTTCTCCATAGAAAGCGATTCCATTGCCTTGAATACTTTGGTACTCAATACCTTTTTGGGCTCACCGAATGTAGGTCCGCCCTCGCCCAGCTCATAACTGGATTGGTAAAGCTGGCCATCAATGGCATACACAATCTCGCTATCGAATACCTCTTCAATGGATACATTCTTGGGAATAGGGGATTCTACCTTTAGCCCATATTCAGAGACTAGGGCTGTTTGGAGCAAGTTGCGTTTTTGCTGATCGCTTAGATTCATATTTGCCTCCTTGGTTACCCATTGGCCAGAGTCGTTTTTCTTGTACTTATTCTTGACAGCCGCCCAGGCAGTAGCATGAGCTTTGCCCTCGTTGTCGTATTGTTTGAAGGCAGCATTAAAAACTTTCATATACATTTCTTGCCCTGCCTTCGGCAGGTTTTTAACGCTATCTGGCAATTCCCCTATTGTTCTATACGGCATGATTCTCTTGCCTCCAATACTAATTCAGCTTCAAGCAAAGTAACTCGGTTCTGCAAAACCTCTACTTTCTTTTGAAGCATAATAATTTGCCTTTCTACCTGTGTGTTGTGACGTCCTAATCCCTTAATAAGCTCTAAATTACCAAGACGATTATCGTCTTTTATCCCGTTCCTATGATGCACAATTTCCCAAGATAAAAGGCAACGCTTCAAATGCTTTGCAAGCACAAGGCGGTGTTCTCTAATCTGGCCTTTATAATTTGTCATCGAATAGAAAAAGTTATCTGGAGTAAGTGTGATTAGGACATATCCTGAATTGTCTTTTTGCCAACCACCTTTCCAATGTCGTGCCCTTTCACCATGAAGTCCTAGCATATTCTTACGCTTTATCTGGTTAGCACACTGAAGACAGACCAGTGAAACAGGCTGTCCTTTTCTATATCGTACCCATCTTTCCTTTCCGCACTCTTCACAGGCACTCCACACGTGTCTATCACCACCACCAGGAGCAATGTGGCCAATCTCTCTTGCTAACTTAAACTCACCTAGATATGGCATAATATCTATAAACAAAAAAACCGCAGACTATAAAAGCCTACGGTTCTCATCCGTTTTGGTAGCGGGTCAGAGAGTTGCACTCTGTTTCTCTGGCGTATGAGGCCAGCGACTTACTGTTTGTCCTACCCGCGATATTCTATTGTTAAATGCCAGCCAGTAGTAGGGGTAACGCACTACTCATTCTCTATATCCCTTGGCCCACTTTACGGGTGGCTGGCCTTGTCCCAGTGGCAACCGCTGAAACAGCTCTGGCCACCGAGCAAGCTATTCTATTATTAAGTTGGCCGGGCAGGACGGGGATTCCTGCTTTTGGCACTACGCCCGTATTAAACCCTTATTATACTACCGGCCACTATTCACTCTATCACTTCTCTCAAGGATTGTCAATGTGGGCTTGCCATCTGTAATCTTAATTTTGACCCATCCGTGGTCAATGAATTCTTTCCACGGAATAGCCTGAACATAACGATGCAATTCTAGCACCTTTGTATCCATAATGTCAAGCCTTTCACTCACTTTGGATTAACCTTTTCCCTATTTGAAAACATGATGGTATTTTGGGACAAGCAATCAGGACATGAGGAAGTATCGGAGCCCATGTAGGTTGGGATCGTTATCCATGGACCTCCTACTAAAAGCATACACTTTTGCCATTTTGCACCACAATTCTTGCATTCATGCAGAATCCATTCAGAGTTCTCGTTATTCATATCCTCTCCCTTTTATTTCAACCTCGCTGGCTTAACCTTGCCGGTGCTAGGGCTATTTTTTACTATCTTCCTTCTCTTCGGTCACTATTATTAAGTGCTGGTCAAACTTCCATTTGTCCTCTAGGTTAGATTTCTTTAACTTTAACATAGAAACTATCCCCCTTCTGTGTTACTGATGTTATTTTAAGGTTCCTCGTCCCTGAGAGAAGCACCTCTTTTTCTAATGGACTACGAGATAAATGAGTTATACTAACACCGTTGCCTTTTTCTAATTCTACTGTAACTTTATTCTTTAACCGACTTGCAAAATTTCCTGCGTATTTTTTATCGGTTGTCCAAGAACTAAGCCCTTTCATATCCATGTTACTTCCGACTTTTAATTTATTCACAAATACATCATCACTAAAAGTCATCCCCCTGTATATCTTACCATCGTACTTTTCACCATATTTTAGGTAGTTCTCAATGTTTTTGGAGACATCAGGTAACTTGCCGGAGCGTACTTTAGTATAGATATCTTGACGCCCTTGATATTGGTGAACATTACGCGCCATCTTAGCGGCTTCCTCACTGGAAACTTTATTACCAGTTGTCTTTGATATGTGCCTTGATAGTTGGTTTCCCATCTTAGCATATTCAGGACTATCCTTGAGGTCTCCATAAACACTTAGTTCATCGGCATTTTTACCAAACACATCTTTAGGAGAATGTTGATTTGCCGATCGCCCACTAATTTCCGGTTCGGCACTAGGTGCTTTTGGCGGAGCTTTGGTAACAGGCAATATCCCAGGCGCTACAGCGCACCTACAGGCTGGATGCTGAGGCGGTGCCATAACTCCACTACTGAATTGCTGATCGACTGGTATAATTCCCTCTGCCTCGTTTCCCTGGCACTCCGGGCTTACCCTGTCATCACCAACAGTCACCCATTCCTTACCGTCTACTCCCATCGCTTCCATTCTATCAAGTGATGCCTGAGAGAGTGCGCTGGCGGTTTCTGTCCGGGCAATCAACTGGGAACGGTATTTGCCCATGTTATCGAAGGTCCCCCGAATGTCTCTGGCTAGGCCGGGGATTCCTCGCTTGTTCTTTATAGCATCACCTACTGTTTGAGCTAGGCGGCGCTTAGTCTCATCATCTACTTGAGTCACTAATTTGGCGCCGTGTTTTTTAGCGAAACTTATTGCCTTTTCCATTGGTGGTCCTTCATAGGCAATCGGGAAGCCGCCTTTGGTGATTCCCCAGGTAACTAACTCTCGGTCACCTTGAATATAGGCTTGTACCAGGTCCCCTTCAACAGTAGTCGTGAGTGAGGCCGAAAGAACTCTCACTATGGGCTCTAGGGTATTCTCAAGGTCAGAATTTAATGGCATAATAAGTCCTTTACGTTAAAGCATAGCCTTAATATCATTAGTAGAAGGATCAACTACAATGTATGGGCAGCCGATTGAAACAGCAGGGTAATTCTTCTTCTCACCATACGAAGCATAGACGCCTTGCCCATAAGTCTTGAACCAACACCCTGTAGTCACCCCAACTTGAACCTGTTGAATTATCTTTGTTCCTATCGGGTCGCAGTCAATATAAGGTCGGTTCCGTTCCAGCATATCATGTATATGAGCATGAGCATACCACCGCGCATTAAAGGCGTTCATAAACCGTTCCAGTCTTATCATTTTAGCACCAGGGGTTATAGCACCCCCAGCGCCATGTGTCACTACCCCCTTTACTATATGGGCTTCGTTGCTATTGTCCCGCAAGAATCTCAGGCGAACATAGGCTGTGTATCCCAAATTAGGAACGCCAAGGTCGTCACAGATATTCTTTTGGACATTGATGTGGCTGTGTATCCTGATAGAATCTTCATGGTTGCCGTAGAGAAGCCCAATGCACTTATTCTTAATAGGCTTAAAGAGGTCGACTACCCACTTACGCTGACACTCCGCTATGTTATCCTGTTCTACCCATGAAGGTATAGCCTTCTGGCTTGGATCCCAGCGGGGGTCACTGGCAGTAATGAACTCAGCATAGTCGCCCATGCCAACCCAAAAGGTATTCTTGAGCTTCCCTATCTCGGCAACTTTAGCTTTTATCTTTTCCTCGCTACAGTGTATTGTACCAGCATGTATATCCCCCAGAAAATAGATACGGAACTCCGAATTAGCTCGAGTATACGGAATGTCCTTCGTTACAATTTCCATTAGCCAGTAGCTGTGAAGCTACCCTTTAACCTCCTTACCTATAAAGCGTTCTACCGCCTTTTTCATACCAAGCTCTTTCCACTCTTCAAAGTCTACGCCCACAGACTCACAAAGCAAAACGCATTGTGCTATAGCATCCATAAGCTCAGACTGGAAGAAACCCTTACGTGCTAGGCACAGGTTTGTGTCAGCTGATTGCCACTTCATATACATAGCTTGCTCCATCATCCTACCAACTTCGTAGGATAGTACAGCAGTTGTTTCGTGAAGCGGCTCAACGTGTCCATGCTTTCTGGTGAGTAACCCAAAAAACTCTTTCTGTGTCATTTAATCTCCTATCATATATTTACCGAATACGCCAGCAAGATACAGAAGTAGAATACCGACCAATATCCTGATAACCCTGATGTAGTGGTCTTTATACCAAGTCTGGTCTTTGTTCTTAATGTATAGCGATAAACTGAACCAACCATCAGTGATGTTCCACATCCCAGCACATACTAGTAACATTATAAACAACCACGCTGTCATTTCTCCTCCTTGTGCAACTCACCACTTGTCGGTTGACTGGAAGGAAAATCAGATTCATCAACCATAAATAAACTCACAATAGGATACTTCTTAGCGTGTTGTTTGCCGTCTGCTTCATCCCAATAACCCACACAGAATAAGTCACCCTTTTGATAAGTTGCATCAGCATCCTTGAATGTTACTGGCTGATTGCTTTTTTGAAACCATATTTTAACTATCATTTCTATTCCTTTTCATCCTCGGCGTCCAGAATACAGGTCTCACAGTACCGATCCCCACACATAGTTGGCCTACCGCGTTTCTCGCAACTGCACATTGATTACTCCTCCTCAACATACTTATTATAAATCTGCCCTAGCTTTCCCATCGGCATTGACCTCTCGAGTTTATCGAAATACTTTTGAAGGTCACGCTCCAGGGAATTAGCCAGTCGGATATTCCTTGGAGACAATGGGTTAGCCGGTATGTCGGCCTCGAGGACTGCTATTAGATCATCAAGCTCTTTCATGGCTTTCTAAACATGTATCCAAAGTATACCTCTTGGTAAACATCCCTGGATACGATGTATACAAACTAACTAACCTTCCCTATCAATGACTCAGTTGCTACAAGGCCAGCCTTCCTAAGTGAATCCTCAAACGCAAATTCCTCAAATCTCATATCCTTAGAACTGTGACACCACATCGCCTTTAGGTGTCGAGGCAACTCCCCATCCACCTTTATCACTACATCTCGGGAGTCGAGATAGGTGAGGATTTGGTCAACTACTACACAATGTGGGCATGGCTCATCGATTGGTAGTGTGGAATCATACCCGTCTATAATTGCTTGTATCCCTTCCCTTATCTCTTCCTGTCTAGAGTGGGCTGTCTCAACTGGACATTTGGTGTGTATTAGTTTCCCATTTACAACCTTCGCCAACAATGAACCAAGCCCTTCTATTGGGCAACCACATTTTGAGCAAACCATCTCCCTTATCTCTTCCTGTCTACTCATTTCCTGCACTCCTTACAAGGCATCCTTATCAATCCATGTTCATACTCTATAAAGCCATTGCCACCACAGGTAGGGCAATTAGCCTCCTTTAATTTCTGTGCAACAACTCTCCGTAATACCTCGCCCCCATCCTGTGGTGGGCATCCATACAAGCTTTCGTCACCTGGCTCACCTATTGGAACAATAGAGCAGGTAACGCCTGTAACGCCTTTTTGCTTTGCTCTATGCCTCTTGACCCTTTCCCTGGTAGTGGTGCGTTGTAGGTCTTTGTCCTTATAGCTCATCTTATCTCACACTTTCCTTTTATCGCCAAAAACAATCCACCAAGCTATTCCCCAGCGATTAACAAAGGGGAGTCCCTTAATCTCTTTCAGGTATTCTCTCCAATTGCGCCTAGTTGCTCGGCGAATCTTTTTGGATATTCTACCGTTCATCCTTTCGCCTCCACGAACCTCTTGAATTCTCTCAGCGCCTTGACCAGTTTCACATTCACATCTCCTTTAGCTTCCTTTGTCAGCTCCTCTATCACCTGGGCTGGGTCGTTGATTCCGATAGTCATAAGGGCTTGCTGTTGAACATCCGGGGATGTTTGGAAATCAGGGAAGGCAGTAACTATCTGCACTATTGCTTGGGCTGCCTGAAACACATCATCAGGAGCTATGGCGGGGAAGTCCTTGTCTACATACCACGCGTCTTTTGGAATGTCATTATACTCAAATACCAGCTCGAACATATCTTGGAAAGCATCACTCCAAACCGCCTGATGACTCTGGAACATCTTTAACATGGGGAGCTCAACCGTCTTAGCTGTGGCAAGGTTCCCGGTGGCTATATCCCCAAAGTACTGCTCAGGGATACCTACTGCTGAGCACACCTGAAGTTTAAGCATCCTGTGGTCATCATAGGCGTTTTTGGCATCCTGAGGCGGTTCAATAGGTTCTGAGTTAACTGCCTTATTCATTACCAATGTCGAGGCTGCCTCAGGAGTCTTATCATCAAAGGCTGCTTTGACTGCAGCAACAGCCGCAGCACCACCTTCAATAGAAACCTTATTTGCAAAACGGGTCCGAGCAAGCATCATGGCTACCCTAGAAGCAATGAAGCGGCGATCTTGTTTAATCCAGTCCAGGGCCGGCAGGAGCAACGGGTTGCCTCTCTGCTCGATAGTATTCAATGCTAAGTGATAGATTATGGCATCCTCAGTCTTTTTGTGATCATTCCCATTGGAATCCTTGGCTCCTGTATCCTTGATATTTAGCCAGCTCCGATAGTACGCCTCGTTGACTTTGCCCTGGGTGTCAGACCAGGAGCGCTTATAATACATGGGCTTTTCGATGTCGTCAGGGTCGGTGATAATCTCTGTAATTTCAAGGGGGTCTATTGTCCTGATTGTGGATTCTTTGCCCAGGAATAGCGCGTAAAATATCTCGCCATCTACCAAGGATTTATCGCTGCATTTCCTCTGTCCTCGGGCGCCGAATATAGGTTGATTAGCACGACTATACCAGAAGTCTTCAAGGACACGCTTCGTCTCTTTTTCTTCCTCTACGCTCCATGACATACCCGGGCCAAATGTATAATCAGTCCACAACCTGATCGATTGCTTACCCAGTGGGTCTTTCGCTGAATAAATCCTGGAGAGCTGTACGTTTGTTATCCGCTCGGCCTGGGTTATGACGCCGCCAGTTGCGCCCAGGATTATCCAGCCGCGGTCTTCAATAGCCAGTTCTCTCTCTACTGTAGTGGTAGCTTCTCTTAATAGCTGGTCAAAGGTCTGGAAGCCTATATCATCTGTATTTTGTTCCATGATTACACCTCGCTTAATAACGACTCAGTTTCTTCATATTTAGTGCCACAACATAAACAGCCATTACCGTGAATTGCTCGCATCCCGCACTCATTGCATTGTGTGCCATTGTAGTATTCCTTAGGGTTGCCATCGTAGCATACGCCACAGCGTATATCACCAGGTCGATTTACAAATACAGCACGGCAGCCACACTTAGAGCATACAGCGTTTGCAGCACTACCAAATCCATCCTCTACCAAATCTTCTGTCATCATCCCTCCTAAAGGTCTATATCCTCAATCTCGCTCATAGCATCGTAGGTTACTATTTTGTCCTGGGAGCCAACCACACCCCTCATAAATGATAAGGCTTGGGTCGTACTGTCAACTTGGTCATCATGCTCTGCATTAGGGAATCCTGATAATTCCTCGATGTAGTCATACAACCAGGGGGCGTTCTTGGGCAGGAATACCTTACCTGCTTCTATCAGTGGAGTAATTGCGTTTGCCCTGGCTACCTTATTACTGTCTACCTTGACTGGCAATATTGGCATTGCTGTATTACGCTGCAACTCCTGAATCAAAGACTGGCCGCTTGCAGCATCCTCTACCAGCACCGCGTTGGGCACGTCTCTATCATACAACGAAATGGCTACCTTTTTCAACTCCGGGAATTCTACTCTGCCACGCCATACATCCAAGAGGTAAAAGCCGTTATTGCACTCGCCCCATATCGTGCAGACCGAGTAATCGTTCTTGCTCTTATCCTTGAAGGCTGTATCCCAACTGTGGATTTTACGATTCGGTTTTGGGGCTTCCCTATAATACTGCCACCATTCCCTTTTGATTATCTGGCCTTCAGCAACAGTTGGCTCTCCTTGATAGAGTGAAGTGAAAGCCCTCCCGCCGACTGAAGCCCTAATGCTCTCCAATGCCGCTAGCGGGTATCTTTCGGGCCATAACGCCACGCCTTCAGTCAAGGCTTTGAAATGCAAAACTTCCCATTGATCCGCGGCTGGGTCATCCCTTGACTGTTTTAGTAATTTGCCCACAAGGTCGTCCTGATGCCAGCGTGTCATTACGATGATTATAGCGGCATCTGGCTGGGCCCGAGTCCTAAATACAGTAGTGTACCAATCCCAAACTCTCTCTCGGATAGTTTCACTAGCAGCCTCTTCAGCATCCTTTACAGGATCATCGATAATACCCAAGTTAAACCCACGGCCAGTTAAACCACCACCAATACCTACGGCGTAATATGATCCGCCCTGCGTAGTTCCCCATTCGTGCGCTGCCTGCCTTTCGGGAACAACCAGTTCTTGCCCTGGTCTTTCTGGCCGGTGATGAATTAGGGGAAACAACCGTACCATCTCTACGGAGCAGAATATGTCCCTAGCCCTACGTGAGTGGGTGAGTGCGATCGACTCAGCATAGCCAGCTTGAACAATATAGTCTTCTGAATGCCTTGCTAGATACCAACAAGGAAACCTTAGTGATATCAGCTCACTTTTACCGTGGCGCGGTGGCATAAGAACAATTAGGCGCCTGATCTCTCCTCTTTCAACAGCCTCTAATGCTTCAGACAGAGCCAGGAGATGCGAAGACTCCATGTAGGCGGGAAACGTATAATGGCAGAAAGCTATTAACTCCCTACGAGCCTGACGCCTCTTGAGTAATTCGCTTGCTGCCTCCACTGGCGTTATCTCTATTAGTGACGATGGCGACAAGTTCTTCATCTGTTAAATCTCCTAATCCAATTTTAAGAAGATGTGCGTGTTTCTCTGGTGCATAAGCTCCATCCATTTTGTTGAGCTCACCTATGGCATGGATCGGGTTGTGGAGCTTAATTCTCTTAGTCCGAGAGGATATTACTTGTTCATCTTGCCCACCTTTCCAATCTTCGACTGCCAGTTCAACAATAGCGGCCTTATGTGGCGCTTCTAGTGTAATGTTGCCGGACTCATCTACGAAGTCAGTCAGGTTAGCCCGGGCTATCTCTGTTAGGATCTGCTTACGCTCTATGACTGTGGCTACAGTAGCATCTTTGGTCTCTTCACGGAGTTCAGCTATACGTGCTTGGATGTTAAGCTTCGTTAAGTTCTGCGCGCCGATTACCTTGGCATTCTTTGTTTTATATCCAGCCAATAGGACAGCTTCAGAAGCGTTTCCTGATTCTATCCACTTGAGGCAGAAGGTTTCCTGCTTTGGCGTGAGAGGACTTGCCATTGCTTAATTATACCATACTTTTAAATTTGTCCGTTACCTCGAAAAATCTAAGCCTGCAAGAATCTCAACTATCTGGATGAGGTCCACATTACGGCCGTTCAGTTCCTCGGGATAGTGTCTTAGGAAGCGGTAGATGTCGCTCCGTTCTATATGCCACATGGACATACCTCTTTGCTGTGGTTTATTTCCATTATGATATGAGGCTTTAAGGGCCCCTGAATCAATAAAGGACTGTACCCGTTTGTGATCTACACCAAAAATCTCCATAACCTCCCGCTTGGTATACCAATCATCGCGTGATCGCCTAGATAACCCGAGCCGCTTTGATCTGACAATTATGGAATTGACAGACCGCCCCATTCGCTCAGCAACACCATTTGGTGTATATCGAGGTAATAATTCCCGTAGTATATCATCTTGTTTATCATCCCATGCCTTCCTGCCAGACCTTAGTTTACAAAGCCCCAAGAAATGTACTTGCCCTTTCACCGCCCAGAGCGTAACGCCAAGCCTTTCAGCTATATCCTGAGCAGAAATATTGGTTAGGGAATAGTCGCAGCGTACTATTTCCCTCTCCGCTTCGGTCCACCGGTGCTTAATGGCAGAACCGCCCATTTTACCCGCTAGGCTTAACTGATCCTTGTTCATCCTCGGTATCCTCCTGTAGTTTTAGCAGTATACTTACTAAGCAATCGCCAAGCTCGTCTATAAACAACTTTTCAAGGTCACTGGCCAACTTCTCAATGCGGAATGTGTCACTAAACTCACGGGCTAGTATTTCTTTGATTTGAGCTTTTAACATAGTATCCTCCTATTTGGGAATATAGTCCAGCCGTCCCAAGGACAGTCAGGGCACAGTTCAGTGTGAAGGGTAATGAAGTGGTCTTTGTAAGCCATCCATGCCTTGTCATAGACTTTCCCTGCCTTGCCATAGACTTTCTGTGCCTTGTCATAGACTTTCTGTGCCTTGTCACAGCTATCCAGTACATTTTCGTAGACTTTCTGTGCCTTTTTATAGACTTCCAGTGCATTGCGTAAGCCTGTGGGTATTCTATCTTCGGGTATCATCTGGAATAACCTGAGTCTTAGCTCAATCTCTTCTTCTGACTTTTCAGACTTAATGTACTCTACCCTATCGTTGTAGTCATACGTCCACTCTACCAATGTTTCATGGTGACAGTGGAAAGCAAATCCTGATTTAGTAGTCATTTCTCTCCTCCTTATAAATATTCCCCGGCCTGGGGGATATAGATTCCATAGTCTTTAGCTGCCCATTCCATAACCCTGTCCAGGTATTCGCCAAACTCAATTGTGCTCAATTTAGCCGTACTGCCTACCGTTACCAGGATGTCCTCATGTTTCTTGAGGAACTTGAATTTCAAGGCTTCGTGCATTTCGTCAGGTTCGTAGCCAAAGTGGTTTCCTAGAATCTCTATAATCACTCCCCAGTAATAGGCGTTCTGGCTCAATGTCCTAGCGTTTCTTTCCTTCTGGAGTATAAGCTCAATCCGCTTGCCTTCTAGCCCTGAAAGGTAAACCAGATACTTGTCGGGAGTGTCTAGTTTAATTCGACCTTGCTTTATAACCCCGCGAAATACTGGTTTCATAGCTCCATTACCATCTATGAATAACCTTGCCAAAAACCTGTCCGACCATGCAGGGTAGTTCCTATAAAACAACCCGTAATGAGACGGCGATTGGCATTGCGAACAGCAGACGGGCTTCTCCAGCCTGTCCCCCCACATACATTGCATTGCCCCATATCCACACGTTCTCCTCGGCAACTACAGCCATCGGCACCATTGCAACATTCTGTTTCCCATATACCATTATAACAGTGCTCACAACGCACCTTAACCTCAGAATGATTATCCATCTTTCACCATTAAGGTCGAGCATTTATCACACCTATACGCGAACTTCCCTGCTCTGAGCTCTATTTTCCGCATCGGGGTCCCATGGCATATTTTCTTTTCGGGGTTGAACTCTCCCCTGACCTCTTTCTCGGGGCCTAATAGACCAACTATGATGTCGTTATAGCTCTGTCCCTTTTGGCCCAGCTCGTCAAGGCGTTTCTTGGTGTCTGGATGTACGCAGATCAATGGATTCTTAGTGTGAGTTGCCATAATTAAAACTCCTCTCTTTTGATTAGCTTACCACAAGCACAGACTGTCTCAATCATGTGTTTATCTTCGTCTACATAATGAGACCTGGTTGCCATTCTTATTCTAAGGCAGCCTGGGCAATATTGCATAAGCGTCTTTCTCGATTTGAGCTGTGGGTTGTTCAAAATGGTAACGCCTCTTCCTCGGATTCTTTGATTTCACAGTCCCTGTAGGTAACGCCCTCTATAAATCTAGGCCAGAAGATGTTTTCAAGAACCTCATGTATAATCGCTGTGTCCTCTGCCCCCGCATCACGCCGGGCCTGTACTTCCTCTGCGTTGAGTTTGATAATGACGGTTCCTTTAAGTACTGGATTTTTCATCTCTCCCCCTTTAGAAACTCTAACGCATACTCAGCAGAGTGGCATACCCCACTATCACATAGGGGACACTTAAAATAAGCTGAGTCGCTGTCAGGCTCAGGCTCACCATAGATAAGATTATCACCGAGTACATAGTCGTCTCCCTTGATATATCTCAGTGATACTACCTCTGTCACCCCATGATAACGGATAAGGTGACCAATCTCCTTGTTGCACTTTGGGCAACTTGCTGTTGTCTTCATTTCTCTCTCCTTTCTTAACCATGCTTGGCTATATCTTTCTCCCTGCTATTTGAAGCCTGAGTTGATTCACTAATTCAGCCAACTTACCAAACCTGTCCAAGTTCTCGTTGCTGGGGTCTACCTTAATAAGCTCTTGCACTTGGTCATGCAGAAGTATGGCATCAGCTAGCATCTTGTCCAAAGCCCCAGTTTTCATATTGCTATAGTGGGTCTTTGGTTTGTTCTGGTAATTCTCAACACGGAAACCTGGTTTGCTTGCTACTCTACCGATTGCAGCTCTACCATTCCCGTTATTCCTGACACTGCCAGGGATGCTTCCCTTTGGTGGTATAATACTCATTCGTTTTGTCCTCCTTGTTGCCCTGCTTGGCTTTCATCAAAACATCGTTAATTGGCCGCCACTATCAAAGGACTTAGCGACCGCCCTCTTCCTCTGTGGAGTTTCAAGATTTCTAAAAGGTAACTCATTACTGTAATCTCCTAGTCCTTACATCATACTTAGGTGTTATTAAAACACCAGGTATGACCTTGATGCCAGACTTTATCCTAGCTCGAATCTTGGTCATCGAGGGCTCGCAAAGATCACGAGGTACTAAATCGGGGGTCACGATTACAATGTCGACATTTTCAACATAGCTTGTTGTAGCAATTTCCGCCCTTGATGTTTTAGCCGGTGTTTGAATTGCCATGGTAGGCAACTCAACAATCTCACCTGATTCCTCTGCCTCAGCAAATTTAGCAGTAGTTTCAGCAGCTAGGTATAGTTGCTCTTCCCTGGCTATCCTTTCTTGTTCCCTGTGATAATCACCCAGCAGGGTATTTATTCGGCTAATACAGAGGTCTAGTTTGTCAAGATAAGGCCGGAATAAGTCACGGACTCGCTTCTCGGATTCCCTTATCGGGTCCGTGATAAACTTTAAGGATTCAGTAGCTCTCTTCTGAGCGAACTTCGCATCGGCCAGCAGGTTCTCAGCATTCTTTTGCGAGACTATATCTTTGACTTCTAATGTGGCTGCCCAGCCAAAGATAGCCTTGTCCTTCTGTTCTAGTTCCTGGATCACGGTTTCTGCTGTTACTTTCATAGTTTCCTCCTATAGATTATATTCTTTTATGACCTGCCAGAGTGCTGGGGCTATGGCCTTCAGGTAGGCTTTCTCTGCTGGGGCTATGGCCTTCAGGTAGGCTT